AGCCTTTTCTGTCGGTTTCATGGTCAGGGACGCGGAATATGACGAAGAGACCGACGGATATAGAATCAAAGATGCAGAGCTACTTGAAGTATCAGTAGTTACGGTTCCTGCGAACCAAGCTGCAACTTTTTCTGTTGCGAAGTCTTTTAACTCTATGAAAGAATACGAAGACTTTAAAAAGACATTTCGACAAGAAGGCTCCTCATCTGACGAGCCAGAGCTTAATGCTGACGAAGCTAAAGCACAGGAGATTAAAATGGATATTGATAAGATTGTACAAGAGGCTGTACAAAAGGCTACAGCAGCTATGGCAATGGCAGAGGCAGAGAGAAAGGCAGCTGAAAAAAAGGCTGCAGAAGAAGCCGCTAAGAAGGCAGCTGAGAAGAAGGCCGAAGAAGACGCAGTTATTTCTGTCGTCCAAACTGGTACTGAAAAGCTAATGAAGGAGTTCGAAGAGAGAATGATGGCTCGTGATGCAGATCATTCTAAGATTCTTGACGAGCTACGTTCGGAAATTGCAGAAAAGTCTGATGAGATCAAGAAGATGCGCGAGTCAAAGCGTCATTTTGCTGATCGCACTGGCAATAAGAAGCTAGAGGATTTCCGTGAAGAAATTCTAGATGCTCACTTCCTTGGTATTCTTACTAAGAAGGGTCTTGAGACTGATTTTGCTAAGCAAGTATGGCAGAAGGTCAACACCAATACTGGTGTAGAAGTACCGCCTATTAACGATCAGGCACTATACGAGACATTCGTATCGACGCAGATCGAGCGCGATATCGAGCTAGAGCTTGTTCTAGACCCGATGTTCCGTAAGATCACTCTAAATGCTGCAACTATGGTTGTACCAACTCTACCGGATGCCGGTTATGCTGAGTATATTGCAGCAGCAGGCACTGGAGCCGTAAATCCACCTAAGGGTAATTTAGAGGCTCGTGGTGATGCAGTTGGTTCTCCATCAGGATATAACGGCATTGATATGGGTAGCGTATTGCTAACTACCAAGAAGCTTGTTTCGAAGTCATATCTTGACAACGAAGTAGAAGAGGATGCAATTATTCCTGTTCTAGGAATTATTCGTGCAGCAATGGCACGTTCACATGCTCGCGCTATTGAGCATACACTTCTTCTAGGCGGACACACCTCAGCTTCTGTACTAGGTGCACCAAATGGCCTCGTTAAAATGGCTAGTGATGCCAGCAAGATTATTGACTGGGATTCAACTTCGCCGTATGACCTAAATTTCTCCACTTCGGGAGTAAGTTTAGCAGCAAAGCTTCTAGATATGCGTCAAGCAATGGGTAAGTATGGTAAGCGTCCTAGCGATGTAACTTTCGTTGTATCTCTAGACTGCTACTATGCACTACTTGATGATGTTGACTTCCAGGTTGCTAATGAACTTGGAGAAGTCGGTACACGTGTAACTGGTGATATTGGCTCAGTATACGGCACACGCGTTGTCGTATGTGACGAGTTCCCAGCAGCAGCAGATGGTGTGCCATTTGCAGTAGCTTTCAACCCACGTAACTTCGTAGTACCTGTACTACGTGGTATCACGGTTGAGCAAGAGTACTCAGCTGAGAATCAACGTCGTACACTAGTAGCAACACAACGTCGTGGCTTCAACAACCTGTTTAATGCAGGTGCTGGTGGCCAAGTAGTTGCCCTAACCTACTAATAGGTAAGGTAGGGGAGCCTTCGGGCTCCCCTCCCCCTTGAGGCTATTATGGCAGATTTACTTTCTATTGACGATTACAAAGTTTTAAAAGGCATCACATCTACCACAAACGATGAGAAGCTAGAAGCTTTATGTACAGGCGTCAGTCGACTAGTAAGAACTTACTGCGGTCAAGAGTTTGACACATATGCACGTTCTCCAGGTAAGACTGAAGTTTTTGATGTACAATGGGATACTTATGTAGTTCAATTACATGAAAGTCCTGTAATTTCAGTAGATGCGGTTTATGAAAGATTTTCACAGTCTGAAACGTACACTGAGTTGTATAGCTCAGGCACAAATGGAGGCTATGATTGGTACTTTGATCCAATCACAGACGCTATTTTCAGAACTACAGAGGCAGGCAGTTATAAGAATTGGCCTCGCGGTGTAGGAGCTGTAAAGGTAGTATACAAAGCAGGATATGCGGAAATACCTGAAGACTTAAAGCTTGCACTGGCTGATCTTGTTACTTATTATGATAAGAATGAGTACAGACAGATGCAAGCTATTGGATCAACTACTCGTGAAGGCGCACCGGCCTCAGCGATTAGAAATGACCCAGGTTTTCCTGACCATATCCGCAGAGTGCTAGACTTATACCGTAATGTCTAAACAGTTTTTAGACAAATTAATAGCTAGAGAAATTGCAAATATTACAACAAGTTCTGAGATATATAGAGCTGCAAGTAATAGAGAAATTCACGAATTTGAAATAACTACAAATAGTATAGCTTCTGAAATTAGAGCAGAGTTAAAGCATAGAAATATAGCTATAACTCCTGCTGTAGAAGAAGCAATACAAGAAGAATCTATAGCTATAATTAATGATGTAGTAACTTTTATGAAAGGTAAAAGTTTTGTTGGACAAAGACCGACAATAACTACTTTAGAAAATGGAGTAAGGATATTAGTTTATACTCCTATCGCCGACACAATCTGGAGACCCACTATAGAAGGTGGTAGAAGAGTTCTAAGAAAGATGGAGGCAGATATATTCTATACCATCAGCAATTCTTATAAAAGTTCTAGAGCTAGACTTGTTCGTAAATTAAATAGAATTTTAGGATTTAAAACTAAAGAAGATAAGATTTCAGGCCAATTTTTAGCTTTAGGACATTTAGATGAATCTGCGGTTATTGGTAAAAGAATTGCGGAAAGCAGAGAAAGTTTAAGTAAAAGTATACAAGGCTATAATCAGAAAGGTAGTGAAGAATTTAGTCAAAAAGAGATAGATGAGATATTTGGTAAAGATTTGTTCACTTTAGAACAAACTTCAACTAACAAAAAAACTATAATCAAGGCTACTATACAATCAGCTTCTTTAAACTCTGCGAGAGGAAGAGCTGAAGAAGCAGATATGAAAGCAGCTTATCTTTCAGCCTTAAAAAAAGCTTGGCTTAAACTTAATAATGAGTCTAGTTTAGCTTTTAGCAAAGGTTCTGACTCAAGAATAGATATTGAGAGAAAAAAGCTAATTGAAGCTTTTACAAAACCAATTATTGCAAAACCTAATGTAAGAATTAGTAAAAGTAATACTAAACCTAAGTACTCTAAAAGTAAGTCTTCTGCAAAAGTTAAAAGAAAAAGACCTACTTCTACAAAAGTAAAACACAAAGTAAAAACTTCGTATATTTTACCTAATATAGAGCAAACCGAGGGAGGCACATCAGCAATTAATTTAAATGCTTTAAAAGCACAAATTAATGCAAAACTACCAGCAATAGTTCGTAAAAATATGTTACCTCCCGGTTTAGTAAATAGAACAGGACGTTTCGCAGCTTCAGCACAAGTAGATAGTATTATAGCTACAGAAAAAGGATTTCCAAGTATTGGATATACTTATATGAAGTTCCCTTATCAAACATTTGAACTTGGGTATGCAAAAGGAGATTTTGACAGAGATCCAAGACGTGTAATAGATAAATCTGTTCGCGAAATTGCAAATGAGTTATTAACAGGAAGGTTTTATACTAGGAGCTTATAGTGGCTGAAAGAGATTATACATCAAGACGCATGGCAATCGTCAGTGCGCTTGAAGATAAACTAAAGTTGATTAATGGCTCTGCTCCTTATAGAACCAATTTATTCAACAACGTACTTCCAAGACTTATGTTTTGGGATGAAGTACAAGACTTTCCCGCAGTACACGTTAGTGCGGGTACAGAAACCCGCCAATATCAAGGTGGGGGATATAAAGACCGATATCTAACACTGACCATAAGAGTTTATGTTCAACAAGAGAACGCGGTCTTTGCACTCGAAAAGTTATTTGAAGACATTGAAACGGTAATAGAGCAAAACTCTTCTCTACCTTACGTAGATCAAGATGGGAACGCACAGTCTGTACACCAGATCACTATCGTAAGTATAGACTCTGATGAAGGTGCTTTAGAGCCTTTAGGTGTTGGTGAAATAATTTGCGAGGTTCGATACTAACCAATTAGGTTAAGAAAAGTGACTTTGGTCACTTAGGAGACTATAATGGCATTACAATTTACTAGAAATGCAAAAGTTTACGTAGAATTACTAGATGCTCCAGGCGGCTCGCAAGTAGCTATCTGGGAGTTAGGCGTTCTAACAGGCTTCTCATTTTCACAATCTTCAAATA